CCAGCACCACCGATTGTTGTTGCAACAGTAGATGTGCCCGTAGCGGCGTTCAGAGCATCGATCATAATCTGGTCCATGCGACGAGCAATAGACTTAGATACAACCTGTACCAATTCAGAACGCTCATCAAAGTTGATGTGGGACTGTTGGAAGATGTCTGAGTATTCTGCTGCAATGTAGTCTTCCATTGTCGCAGTTACTTGGCCGTATGTGACGTTAAGTGGAGTAACATCGGTTTGTGGTACGCGGAGCGTAGCAACACCTTTCCCGATTGTTGGAAACTTAACAGTGTTACCGGCAACGCCGGTGCGGGTCCGCATTGTGCCACGAAGCACAGATTCGGCTTGATACGCTTGTTTGACCTCAGAATCGAAAAGATCAACAAACGCGGTTGAGACGTTAATCGCCATTTGCAAAAACCTCCTTTTGCGTTTCAATTAAACGCTTCCGTTATCCGAGGTTTCGGGCGGTCGCTTGCGCGTTATGGCCGCGCCAACCAGTAGATTACTACATCTAACGGGCCGAGCGCGGTTAGCCGTTACAGCTAAAATACACGCAAGCGATATTTATTGCAAGTCTCTATCACTTTTGCTGAGATTGGAACCACTTTTGCTCCATCTGAGTGCGCCAAGCGGCATCGGTTTGCCAGCGAGGGTCAGATATAGCGGCGTCAAGATCCTGTCGGGTCATGGTCTCTTGCTGGATTGTGGGCTTGATTGGAATGTTCTCATTCGTAATCGCCTGGTGATACTTTAAGAAAGCATTGATAGCATCCGCGTTGTTAAGAGAATACGCTATCGCTTCACGCTCAGAGTTGTTCAGCGGCGCTTTCATAAGAACACGCTCAGTCATTTGGATCTTTTCCGAGGCATTGGCCCCTAGCTTTTCCATCTCCGCGCGCTGATCGTATTGTACGCTTTCTTGCTCATCCTTAGACAAGGCAAGAACACGGCCTGCGAGATCCTCGAATGCGCCCTGGCTAATCCCGTTTTCTTTAGCCCAATCCTGATATACGGCGACAGTCGGATCGTCAGAGTCCAAACCCTGATCCGCAAGTGCAGATACATCATACTCTTCCGGTGCCTTATGCTTTCCAGCTTTAAACTTTTTCTCAAGCTCTGCGTAACTCTTTGCCAGTTTCTCAACATCTGGACCGTCCTCATCCCAAAACTTTTCTGGATAATAGTCTGGCCGCTCTAGCGCCTCATCATCCTCACTAGCGGCAACAGGCTCACCCTGTGGCTCCTCATGTACTGCAACAGGCGCATCCTCTTGTGGAGCATCCGGCTCTGCTACGTTAATCATTGGGGCATCAGCCTCCGCTTGTTCTGCCATTGCTTCAGCCATTGTTTGACCTTTCTATTCTTTTCTCAATCATGCGAACCATCTCAGCCATGCCTGTCCTAACATAGCCGAAACTCGCATCTTCTCCTGGAAACCAAGTCGGTTGCTCAATAGTAACACTGCGCAAGTGACTTAGAACACGTTGCCCCTCTGTGCTTTTGAACACCTTGCCGTATAACACATCTATATCAGCAGCCTTGGGACTGTCAGTCTTTGCTTGGGTTAAACCTTCCCACCCATCGGGTGAACTCATTGCATCGCCTCCATTGTTGCTCCACCATCATCAGCAGTCGGCGGGCCTTGTTCGGCCATTGCTTGCGCCTGCATCTGTTGCATCATCATTTCTTGCTCTTCCGGTGTGGTCAGCAAGTCCTGCTTGATGTTCATCTTATCGGCAATGAATGCTGTGATCCTTGGGATCGAGAGAGCCATCTGACCCTGTGGGCCTAGAGAGTTGGCAATCTGCATAAACTGCACGATATCGTTTACCTCTTGAAGCTTCTGAGCCTGCGCCAAAGGAGCCACCGGCGTTACCTTAACCTCAACTCCATTAACCTTGAGCGGCAAGTCGATATAACCAGCCTGATCCATCACATAGAGAATGCGTGATACCAGAGGCACCATCGTCTCATCAATCAACCGGCCAAAGGCAGAGCCAAGGTTAGACGCCAACTCACGGGATCTCTCAGCGATCTCAGTAGCAGAACGAGCCGACATATTGTCTGGCGGCAGAGTATCGTCCATCAAGACCTTTTTAATGTTCATGCGCAGATCGTTCATTACAATCTGGCTTGTGTTGAAGTCACCAGCACGAGGCAGAGGAGACAGGGATGGACCCTGCGCGCCACCGTTCCGAGCAACACCGATTATTGCTCCAGGCTGTATCTTGACGTTCTGAGGGTTGAGAACACCGTCATCAGCGGCAGTATATACGCCAGAGATAGACAAGGATGCATTCTTGAGAACCAGCTCGACAGTCTTATTGAGCGTCTTGATGTCTGCAATAGCTGTAACCAATGGGCCACGGCCATAGATCTCACCGGCAACCTTCATGTACCGAGCCACGATAAACGGCGAGGATTTCATAGTGCGATATACCAGCTCTTGCCGCTTGGCAGGCCAGATAACATGATAACAGTAAACGCCCGTCTCATAGTCATAAACCACAGCATCCATCAGATCGATCTCTTTGGACGGGGATCGTGATATCGCATCAGCCAGCTCTGGCGTGATTTCTGCATCTGGATATTCTTGCGGTATCGCTTCAGCCTTCATACGGATCTTGCGGTAGACGTTATCCACGTTACCGAATGAACCTTCCTCAATAGAAACTAGGTACTGAGGGATTGGCGTGAAGCGGATGGGTGTAGCCTCATCACCTGGCGTTACCATCATAACGGCAGTACCAACGCAGAGATCTAACAGGAACTCACCCATAGCAAGGTCGAAGTTAGTCTGGCGCATAACCTCAAACATACGGGTTGTGTATGCGTCTAGTGCAGCCTGTGCCTGTGGCGTCTGGGCCTCTGGAATGCCGCTACCGGTCTCCAAGCGACACCATTGCTTCTGAGGCGGGAACAAGCCAGCCTGGATACGGTTAGCAAAGCGCTGTGTTGCGGAGATAGCTGTGGAGTCGAACACACGCCCCATCTTTCGCTGACCGGCTGTGCCGCCCTCATAGTTGCCATCGTACAAGTTGCGCTGCGGGAGAGCGAACTCATAACAATCCTCATAGATAGTGCGCCATTGATCTTTCCGAGATTGGGCCTTGGCCTCACGCTCCATTAGATCCCTTACGTTTAGCCGAGCCATTTACTTATCCTTTTTTGTGACGATTGGCAAAGTTGCGCGCCGCATCGACAGATCCAAAACCCCATGCCTTTAGAGCCAAAGCCTTGCGGGTGGGTTCACCCTTTTCATTCTTCATCGAACCCTTCATCCCAGCGAACCTAGCAGCAAAGCTTACACGCCGAGGGTTGGTCCCTGTTTTAACGGGAGCTTTTAAATTGCCCCCATCCTTACGCTCAAAGTGCTTACGGCCAGCTTCATTAAGACCGCCCTTCGGGTTTTGATGAGCCTTCTTAACCATAGCTTACTTCTTAGCTTTAGGCTTAGCTTTTGCTTTAGCCTTTGGTTTTTCCACCCAAGCTTCGTTCTCAGGAGTATTAGGATCGTCAGCAACAAACCCGCCCTTGGCATTTCTTGCGCGAACCAGCTCAACGGCTGGGCGATTTCTGTGGTGAACGCGAGGATCTGATTTTATTTGAGTCATGTTGAACCTTTCTAATCTACAAAAATTAGCTTCATTTTTTTAGCCATAGTTTCAGCAGCTTCATATTTCTTACGGCGTTCGCGGCCTATTTTTCGCCTTGCCGCTTTTTTTGCGGCACGAGCAGCGGCAACCTGTCGAGCAACTAACTGATCTGGGGTTGGACCGGCACGTCTTGCAGGGCCATCGTCATTGAGGCTGTTTACAAACGCATCATGCTGGGCCTGTAACTTTGATTTCTTTTGCTTGGAGACTGTATCCTGGAGATGAACGGGCAGGCCGGACTGACTTGGCGATTGCGTAAACTTCTCAATAGCACCGAGAATGTTCATCAACATTATTTGTTCCCGCCGAGTTTAGTCACTACAGACTGATCTGGGCCTTCGGTCCGAGCAGGAGAGAACAATAGGCGCATCCCGCCAGTACGGCGCAAGCGGCGTCTGCGCTGGACCCCTTGCATCTCAGAAATTTCAGAAGATTCAGCACGCTCTTCTGCGCGCGCCCTAGCAGCAGCAGCATCCTGCTCAGCAGTAACCTGCGCTGCTGACTTTGTAGCAGCCCTTGAGCCACCACCACCAAATAATCCACCCATGTTAAAACCTCGCCATCATGTAATAGTCAGACCCATCCGGTCCGTACTTCCTCATAATACTTTCTACCTCAAAACGTAGTGCCTTGGCAAACCTAAATGCGGTATCGTTATTGGTATTTACACAGATCTGTAGTCTTTTTATGCCGTTGTTAGCTATTGCGGTATCGGTTAGCTGCTTAGATGCTCGTATAACCGATATCGCATGGCGGTCTATATCCTCACCAGGCACAAGCCACATCTCCGCAACTCCATCCCAGAACGGCCTAATGCCAAATGCAGAGACAACCTTGCCTCGACCTATACCTGCC